CGATGCTTAACAATGATAAAATTCATCCTCGCCTTGCTTTCGCCCATTCGGGACTCTTCGTTGACCCCGAACTTGCTTACACACAGAGCGTGGAGTACGCAAAGGAGAAGAAAAAGGAAGCCGAAAAAGAGTTGGCGAAATTCTCTAAAACGCAGGTCGATGACGAGAAGAACAAGGTAAACGAGGGTGCGGAGGAAGAAGACGATGTATGAGTACGCTGATAAAGTAATCAGTTACCTCAATAGTCGGTTTATCGAGATGTTCGGTAAACTTAAAGCACTCTCCTCTTTCGATGAGTTGAACATTCTGCAATCAGTCAAGGAGTTGTATCGGGAAGCCGATGCACTTACTCGTAAGATGCTCTATCAGATAGCGGTGTTCGCTTACGAAAATGCTGAGGGCGAAGATGTCTCTGTTATCACGGAGCAATGGTTGTTAGAGGTTGTGTTAGAAGCATACGACCCAACTACTAAATACTCTTATGTGAATGAGGTAGAGCGTAAATGCTCCCGTCTGTTTGAGAGTATGGTTGCAAGTGAGAACAAGGCGGCTGAGGTTGACTCAGCACTTCGCTATTGGTCGGCAATGACTACTCAATATGCTATCATCACTACGGATGCTGCCACTAAGAGGGCGTATATGGATTCCGGCGTGAGTGATGTTATGTGGGTGTCGGTCAAGGATGACAAAAGGTGCAAGGTGTGTAAATCCCGTGATGGCAAGGTTTATCCCATCGAGGATGTTCCACCGAAACCCCACATCGGATGCAGATGTTATCTGATTCCATACTCGGAGGAATGAATATGAGTGGAATGGCAACTGCGATTATCAACGCTGAGGTTATCGAAGCAATCAGTCGTATTCTCAAAAAGGGAAACTCGGCTGAGTTGAAGAGAGAAAACGGTAAACTCGTTGTGGTTGAAATCGAACGAAAAGTTAAAACGAAGACCTCTATAAACGGGTAGAGGGAGACAGTCAACAGGGACTATGAGCTTAACAGGCTCGTAGTCCCTTTTTCTTTTGGTATATAGCCGTAAGGCTTGATATATAGGAGTGAACCTACCAAACGCAGACGGGAGACAACCCGACCAAAAACAGAAAAATAGTGCAGAGTGAACTGCCTTGTTAAACGCAGGAGGTATTTAAGATGGCAAAGATTGATGTCAGCAAAATTGAGGGTTATGCAGAAATGACCCCCGAAGAAAAAGTGGCGGCTCTTGAAGCCCACGAGTACGATGACCTCTCTGCTGAGGTTGAGAAGTACAAAAACGCCGCATCTAAGGCTAATTCCGAAGCAGCCGATTGGCGTAAGAAACACAATGCCCTTCTGTCCGAAGAGGAGCAGAAGAAACAGGCAAACGATGAGGAACTTACTACTCTTCGTCAGAAAGTTGCTGATATGGAGAAGAAAGAACTCATCGCAGGCCATAAGGCGAAGTTCCTTGCTATGGGTTACGATGAAGCCCTTGCGGATGCTACGGCAAAGGCTATGGTCGATGGCGATACTGATAAGGTATTTGCTAATCACAAGAAATTCCTCGAAGCACACGATAAGTCTATTAAGGCAGAGTTGCTCGGTGATACTCCTAAGCCCCCGGCAGGTGGTGAAGGTAGCGGAATGACTCTTGAAAAGTTCCGTAAACTCTCGCCGCAGGAGAGACACGATTTCTCTGTCAATCATCCCGAAGAATACAAAGAACTTTATAACGGAGGTAATCAGTAATGGCACATCAGATTTACGACAATTTCTACCTGTCTAATGAGGTAGAAGACCAATTCAACTCTCACCTTGATATGCAGAACTTCTGCACCATCGACCGTACCCTCGAAGGTACTGCTGGAATGGTGAGAAAAATCAATGTTTATAGGGCAACCAACGGAACTGAGAAGCTCGGTATGGGCGAAGGCAATACTAAGAGCATCGAGGTTTCCTATACTCCCGAAGAATATCGAATCTTACTCGCTCAGAACAAGTTCGAGTATTTCGATGAACAGGCAATGACCGACCCCAATGTTGTTCCTGTTGGCACTCGTCATATGGGTACTGATATGTTCAACACAGTCAATGCCGACATCTACGCTGAGTTCGCTAAGGCTACTCTCGAAGTACCTGCGACAACTCCCGATTTTGCCGCTTTTGTTGATGCACAGGCTAAGCTCAACATCGAGAACATCGAGGGTGTTACCACTTTCGCTTTTGTCTGCAATGAGGATATGGCAAAGATTCGTAAGGCACTCAAAGATGATTTGAAGTATGTCGAAGCCTTTGCTAAGAACGGTTATGTTGGCACCGTTGGTGGCGTGAACCTTTATGTTAAGAAGGATGCTACTCCGGGTGCTATCTATGTCGGCACTAAGGAAGCGGTTACTCTCTTCATCAAGAAGGGTACTGAAATCGAGCAGGTTTCCAAAAATGCTCGTTCTGAGGAAGCGGCTAATACTCGTTTGAACACTATCTTCTCTCGTAAGTATTACCTTGCTGCTCTCACCGATGCAACTAAGGTTGTAAAAATCGCTATTGCGTAATGAAAGGAGGTGGACAATATGACCGAATCACAGAAACTCGAAAGACTGAAAGTGTTATCGGGTGAAACCGATGAGAGCGTGTTGTCCACCTTTCTCGATTTGGCAGGTGAACGAATACTGAGACGGGCTTATCCGTTCCGTTCGGATATTCGAGATGTACCTATCAAGTACCACTCAACTCAAATTGATATTGCCCTCTACCTGCTTAACAAGCGTGGTGCTGAGGGTGAAACCGCTCATAGTGAGAACGGCATCTCTCGCTCTTATGAGAGTGCAACGGTGCCGGATTCGATGTTGAAACACATCACCCCTCACGCATCGGTATTGGGAGGTAAGTCCCAATGAAATGTTTGGAGAGAAATAAGACGGAATTTTACTACGCTCTGTTTGTCGATGACGAACCCGGTAAGGATGAGTACGGCAACGAAAGTGGAGAACCTCGCATTATTTACTCCGAACCCGTATGGGCGAAAGCGAACATCTCTCCTGCGACCGGCGTTTCACAGGTCGAGCAGTTCGGTAAGGATTTGAAGTATGACAAGGTTATTGTCCTCGATGATACCAACTGTCCGATTGATGAGAACACAGTCCTGTTTGTCGATAAACTCCCTGCGAGGGATGAAGATGGCAACCTGCTTTTCGATTACATCGTCAAGAAGATAGCGAAGTCGCTCAATAGCGTATCTATCGCAATCAGTAAGGTGGATGTATCGTGAGCATTACCATTCTGAACCTCGATAAAGTTATCTCGCAGATAGAGGACTACCGCAAAGGTTTACAGGATAAGGTGAATCGCTTCTTGGAACGCTTATCCACGCTCGGTGCATATCGAGCAAGGATAGAGTTCACCAATGCAATGTACGCAGGTACAAACGATGTAATGGTGAGTGTTGAAACTACTGCGACAGGTTATCAAGTAGTTGCCGCAGGTCAAGCGGTACTATTTATTGAGTTTGGTACAGGCGTTCTTAACCCGGAACATCCACAGTCTTCGGAGTTTGGTTTTACTCACGGAACTTATGGTTCGGGTAAGGGTGCTAACGAAAAAGGTTGGATTTATGTCGGTGAACAAGGTAACGCAGGTCAACCGATTCGTGATGGCGTTTATCGCACTTACGGAAATCCACCTGCGAAAGCGATGTATTACGCCGCAAAGGATATGAAAGCAGAGATTTACACTATTGCAAAGGAGGTCTTCGGATAATGGTTGATATTGAAACAGAAATCTTCACCAATGTAGCGACCAAACTTCGCAATAAGTATGGTGCAAAGTTCACCGTCTATGGTGAGACTGTCTTAACACCCTCGGAGTTCCCCTGTGCTTGTATCGAGGAGAGCGATAACTACGCTCATACTCAAACGCAAGATAGCGGTAGCAACGAAAATCACGCTGACCTTGTGTACGATGTCAATGTCTATTCCAATAAAAGAAATGGCAAAAAGGCAGAGTGCAAGGAAATCCTTGCGGTGATTGATGAATATTTTACGGGCATCGGTTTCGCCCGTATCACTAAAAACCCAATATCGTTGGATGATGCAACGAAGTATCGACTCTTTGCTCGGTATGCTGCCGTTGCTTCAAAAGACGGAACTATTTACAGGAGGTAAAGAAAATGGCTATTTCTACTTACAAAGTGTTCCTTATGAAAAAGGATGCAGAAACCTACGGGAAGCTCGTTGACATCAAGGACTTTCCCGACCTCGGTGGTTCTCCCGAAATGCTCGAAACCACCACCCTGTCTGATAAGATGCAGACCTATATTCCGGGTATTCAGTCTTTGGATGCTTTGGAGTTCAATGCGAACTACACCAAAGAAGAGTTTGCGAAGCTCAAAGCACTCGAAGGACAGGAACTCGAACTCGCAGTATGGTTCGGTGGCAACGAAGCCAACGGCACTCTTACTCCTACGGGCGATGATGGCAAGTTCAACTTCAAGGGCTATGTGTCTGTGTTCGTAGTTGGCGGCGGCACTAATGAGGTTATCGGTATGACCGTTGCGGTTGCACCTTCTACCCCGATTACTATCGGCGAGTAAGAAATAAGAGGAGGATTATATTATGGCTAAGACTTTGACTATTAAATACAACGGCTCTGAGTACACTTTGGAATATACTCGTAAATCCATTGAAATTATGGAGAAGAGAGGCTTCAAGATTACAGATGTGCAGGACAAACCCGTATCTACCTTACCTGCTCTGTTTGCAGGGGCATTTCTCGCACATCACAAGTTTGTTAAATCAGATGTGATTGATGACATTTTCTCCAAACTGACTAAGAAAGAGGAACTGTTGTCTAAGTTAGCGGAAATGTATAACGAACCTATCCTCGCTATGATGGATGAGCCGGAAGAGTCTGAGGGAAACTTGGATTGGGAAACGAGTTGGTAAGTGGCTCGTCTCCCTTTGAGGGGGGCGAGTCCGACAACGGCTCTCCCCCCTCAGTTTCTTATACGGAGCAGTTCTATTCTCACTTACCATTCTACCTGTCAATAGGTATGACCTACGAGCAGTATTGGAATGAGGATTGCTGCTTG